TAGGTAATGCAATTTATAACATTTGTAGACCACGATAATATGAAAGACTTAAATGAGATTATCCAACTTCAAAAGGAAGTTATAGAAAGTTGCGAAAACATAATTGCCTTACAAAAAGATAAGGAAAAAATTATGCAAGATATGATAGATAGTTTAACTGAACAATTAAATTCTCTAATTGATTTATGTAAAGAGGTAGTAAAATGAGCATTATAACTGTACACAAATTTATTAATAATCCACCGAAGGAGAGTAAGTTGGATAAGTTAAAAAGGCTTTATAGGCAAACATTAGAAGATGGTAACTACTGCAAATCAGTCCAGGCAATGTATCTTATAAATAAAGTCAAAGAAGCTGAAATACAAAGAGTTACAAACGATTACGAGCATCACATTTCGAAGCAAATAATTAAAAATAATTACTTAAATTTAATAAAATAAATTGTATCTTTAAAAACCAAAACTTAAAACTATGTCATTATTAAAAATTCAATCGGAGCTAAAAGCACCTAAAAATCAATTTAATTCCTTCGGGAAGTACAAGTATCGCTCAACAGAGGATATCTTGGAAGCGTTAAAACCTTTATTACTTAAGTACGAATGTACTATGGTTATATCGGATAACATCAAAGAAAAAGCAAATATTATTTATTGTGAAAGTGCAGTCTTATTGATTGACAAACAAGGTCAACGATACGAATCTTGTGCTTCTGCTGGAATAGACCCAAACCGCAAAGGTATGGATATTGCGCAGTCGTTCGGTAGTTCAAGTTCATATGCACGAAAGTATGCTTTATCAGCTTTATTTCTTTTGGATGATACCAAAGATGCAGATGCAACTAATATGCACGATGCGGTTAAAATGGTCGAAGAAAAATTAAAACCAATATTAAAAGTTGGTACTGAATTGTTTGACAAGTGTAGAGCAGGCTTTTTAAAGGATGCAAAGAATTTAACGGCAATTCAAGAACGCTATTCTATGGATGCAGAGACTTTAAGACTTTTAACAAATAAGCCAAATGAAATACTTTAAAGCAAGACCTTCATCGTTAGGGAAACTAATGAGTAAGTCAAAGAAGCCAGGCGAATTGTCGCAAACTTGCATAACTTATCTTAAAGAGTGGTATGCTGGGGATAAGGAAGAACTATCTTCTAAATATTTAACCAAAGGTATTTTATTAGAAAACGAAGCAATAGAGTTTGCATCTAAAGTTTTATACGGTGGTATTAAAGCCTATAAGAATGAAGATATTTACGCTAATGAATGGTTAGTAGGAACGCCTGATGTAATCCTTGAGAACTCTATTATTGACACCAAGTGTAGTTGGAATAGAAAGACTTTACTTGATTCAGCTTTAGAACTTAATACTGATTACGAATGGCAATTGAGGGGATATATGTTTTTGTGCAATAAAGAGTTTGCTACACTATTCTATTATCTTGGCGATACTCCTGCTGCTGCTAATTACGGTGTCAAAGTAAGCTATTCACATTTAGAAGACTTTGAACGCTGGGTAAGCTACGAGTTTAAACGAGATTTAGACAAAGAGCAAGAGATTATAGACAAGGTAGAACAATGCCGACAATGGCTTAAGAATTACGATGCCGAGATACAGGCAAAATTAGGAACAAGAATTATAACCCTTTAAAAAAAATAAAATGGCAACAATTATCAACGCATCTATTGATGTAACAAAAATCGACAGAACAAAATTAATCAAAGAGAAGTATTTAAACCTATCTATTATTGTAGATGACAAGAACGATAAGTTTGGTAACAATGTTTCAATTACTTTAAGCCAGTCTAAAGAAGAAAGAGATGCTAAAGCACCTAAAACTTATATGGGTAATGGTAAGGTAGTTTGGGGATTGGGTAAGTTAGAAGAAACACCTAAAGAAACAGATTCTTTACCCTTTTAATTAAAGAAATTGGTGCTGCTGCAAGCGTTCTTTTTGCACCAAAGATAAGAGGTGTCTGCGAACAATATTAGGGGAAAGTTTTACAATTTTAGCAGAGATTAACACCCAAGTGCTAACCCGTAGCGTTAGTATTTTAAAATTATACGATATGGATTTTTTAGAGGAATATAGAACTGGGAATGTAACGATTGAGGATTTAAGCCAAAAGTATAACATATCCCAAAAGCGAATAAGAGAAGTCCTAAGAGCCAAAGGAATAAGAACAAAGCACCTTAGAACCAAGAAAGTAACATTACAAACTAATGCTATTTTTAATGACTTTTTAAAGTTGTATTTAGTTGAAGGTAAGGCTATAAAGCATTATGCAGAGAAGTTTAATGTACCTTTATCTTCTTTAAATAAAAAGCTGGATAAATACTTTAAATTGCGAAAGAAATAGTATATTTGCAATGTATTAAGATACCTAATAGGAAGTAGAGAGCCTGTTAGATATTACCTAAATGGTTATATTATAACCTGAAACCTATCGAAACTCTCTACCGATGGGTTTCTTTTTTTTACTCGAATGAATACATTTTATTTTTCACACGATTATACCGCCAGGAGCGATATAAAAATCAAAAAGCTAATAGCTACTCAAGGTATGCTTGGCTATGGTATCTACTGGTCTTTAGTAGAAGATTTATACCACAACAATAACAAATTAGAAGACAACCCAGCTTTACTTGCTTACGATTATAGATGCACAACTGAATTGATTAAATCGGTCATTAATGATTTTGATTTATTTATAGTAAAGGATGGGTATGTTAGTAGCAATAGTATACAAAAAAGGTTAGATGAAAGGAATGATAAAGTAACTAAAGCTAAACAGTCTGCAAGTAAAAGATGGGAAAACAAGGCTAAAAATGCGGATAATATAGAAACGCAATGCGACCCTGATGCGAACGCAATGCGAACGCAATGCGATGGCAATGCTATAAAGGAAAGTAAAGTAAAGGAAATTAAAGTAAATAAAAGGAAAGTAAAAGAAGAAGTAGTTTTTATTCCTCCTATTTTAAATGATGTTTTAGTTTACTTTGATGAAAATGGATATTCTAAAGAAGCAGCAACCAAAGCCTTTAATTATTACACTAATTTAGGCTGGAAGAACAGTAAAGGCAACCAGGTAATAAATTGGAAAAATACTATGCAGAATTGGTTTACTCCTGAAAATGAAAAGAAAAAATACCATCTTTACCCTAAATTAATGAACTAATGGACTTTATACGCAAATATTCGGATATATCCGATTCTTTAAATACTCTTTACGAAAAAGGTTTAGCCAAAGGTGCTACCGTAGGATTCTCACAAATGGACAACCTAATATCTTTTAAAAAAGGTGCAACTTCTTACATCTACGGAACACCTGGAAGTGGTAAGTCTGAATTTTGGTGGGAATGCCTAATAGCTTTAACAAAAAAACATAAATGGAAGCATTTAATATTTAGTCCCGAAACAGGAACACCAACTGAAATCTTTGCAGAAATATTACACAAATGGTCAGGTAAATCTTTTTATGATTTGGATGGTAATAGAGTAGGCAAAATGACACAGGCTGAAATGTTTAGATATGGTCAAGAAGTAAGCGAGTATTTTTATGTAATGGACACAGGCGAAAGAGATATAACTTTACCTGACTTTTACGCTTCGGTAGAAAATTTTGATGTACAATTTGATACGGTTACTACTGACCCTTTTAACGAGGTTAAGCACGAACTAAACGGCGAAGCAAGAGATATGTATATGGCTCGGGTATTAGGTAAGATTAGGATGTACTCAAGAAAGTATAATTATCATCACGCTATTATTATGCACAACGCAAGGGAGACTGGAAGCAAAAGGGAACAAGATGGTATAAGCTATTATCCACCTGCTGACCCAAGATATATTGATGGCGGAGAAACTGCATTTAGAAAAGGCGAACAAATGATTTGCGTATGGAGATACCCAAAAGGCTTTAAAGATGAATTTGGTAATATGTACGAACCTAACCAGGTTAAAATAATAGTACAAAAGACAAAGCCTAAAGGAATAGGAAATTTAGGCGAATTTGACTTATTCTTTGATAAATTTAAAAACTGCTATTACGAAGAAATAAACGGAAGTAAGAGTTATGCTGGAAATTATGTTACATTTGAATTACCAATTATTTTACCATTTTAAAAACTAAAACTATGAATGTATTATCACTATTTGACGGAATGTCTTGTGGACAACAAGCATTAGAAAGAGCAGGAATTAAAGTAGAAAATTATTTTGCTTCTGAAATTGACAAATATGCTATAACAGTAGCTATGGCTAATTACCCTAATACTAAACAATTAGGAAGTGTTGTAGATTTAAATGGCTTTGATTTGCCTAAAATTGATTTATTGATTGGGGGAAGCCCTTGCCAATCTTTTAGTTTTGCTGGTAAGCGCAAAGGAATGGCTACAAAAGATGAGCAAGAAATCGTTACTTTAGAACACTATTTACAATTAAAAGCAGAAGGTTTTGAGTTTGAAGGACAATCTTATTTATTTTGGGAGTTTATGCGATTACTTAACGAAACAAAACCAAAGTATTTTTTATTAGAGAATGTTAAGATGTCAAAGAAATGGAAAGACATTTTAAGTAAAGCTATTGAAGTAGAACCTATTTTGATTAATAGTAATTTTGTAAGTGCGCAGAATCGCCAAAGATTATACTGGACTAATATTCCTAATATTGAGCAACCAGAAGATAAAGGTATTTTACTTAAAGATATTATTGAACAAGAAGTAGATAATAAATATTTTTTAAGTGAAAAAAGTATGGCTTGGCTAAATAATAGAATTGAAGAAAAGCATAAATTTATTCCAAGAATACCAAATTCAATAGAAAAAAGTAATTGTCTTAAAGTAGGAGGCAAGGGAGTAGATGATTTAATTGTAGCAGGTACTTTTAGATATGATAAAGGACACGAGTGGAGAGATGATGATAAAACAGGTACTTTAACAACTTTAGGTAATAGAACTTATAGTGGGTCTATACATATAAAAGAAAACATACAAAATTCAAGAATAAGAAGATTAACTCCATTAGAATGCGAAAGGCTTCAGACAGTTAGAGATAATTATACCGAGGGAGTATCGGATTCACAAAGGTATAAAATGCTTGGTAATGGTTGGACAGTTGATGTTATTGCTCACATTTTTAAATATATTATATGACACTACAAGAATTTGCTAAACATTCGGAAGCTAGGCTTTTTAGTTTAGAATTATTTGAGCAATTACCAATTCATAAGCTATCTTCGCAGTATTATGTGGATGCTTTGAGAGAGATAATTAATTTAATTAACCCAATGCAGGACAAAAAGTTTATTTTAAGCAATGAGAAAGTTACCAGAGTTAAATAGTGCTTTAAAAGCCGTTTTAGAGGCTGACCTTGATAAAAGGATTCCAAAAACTGATTTTAGGCAATCAACCTTGTACAAGATAGCAGATTTACTCTGTGTGATGCAAATAAAGCTATTAGAGGCAAATAAAACTAAATTAGGTACAAAGACATACCAAGATAATTTAACTGCTTTAGAAACGCTTAATTTAGCTTTTGTGATGATGACTGATTTAGAAGGGGAAAATTCTTTATTACGAAGTGAATTATTAACTTTGAGGCACGAAGCAGAAATAATTATAGCAGAATTGACTGAAAGAGTTAAAACGCTTGAGATGATAGATGACTTGTAAAAGATGTATAGGTGCAATTGATAAGATTTAACACCTGCAAATATTACAAAGTGTGTAATGTCCTGTTTTTTAACGAATTAACTGGACAAAGTGAATGAAACTTTACTAAAAATTTATGCAAACATTTAACAAGCACCAAAAAAACATTTAACAAACCAAAACCTTTCGGTCTTAAGGTAAACCGAATTAAATTATGAATACAACTGAAACATTAACAACTAATTGCTTACCCAAGTTTAAAGAAACTAAACAAATAAAAGGATGGTATTGTTTATCAAGTAAGACAAAAAATAATTGTACTGCTTTTGCGACTTATAATAAGCCGAATTTTATTAAGAGATTTTTAATGAAAACATTATTAGATTTTTATTGGGTAAAAGAATAACTTAAACGACAAACAAAAGGGAAATGAAAACATTTAACACTAAAAGTAAAACAAGTCTAATGACAAGTCCATTATTAATATCAGAACAAAATGTTGTTTTTTTAAAAAATAATGGGACAAAAGAGCTTTTAAAACTTTGTGAAAACGGAGACATTTTTGTAAATGGCAAACTTGTAGAAAATGACAAAGAAGTTGTTGATGGTTTGCGAGAATTTTTAAAAGGGCAACAAACATTTAACAAAATGGAAAAGCAAACGGCATTAGACTTTTTATTAACAGAATTAGATATAGATAAATTAATAAGTAGGGAAAATTTAACAATTGCAGCAGAGGTTGTAAGACAAGCCAAAGAAATGGAGAAGCAACAAATTATCCACGCCTATAATCAATCGTGGCATTTTAGAGATAAGCCATACGAAACAGCAGAACAATACTACAACGAAACATTTAGAAAGCTATAATATGACAAACAAAAGCAAATAGTAAGCCTTTAGATTGACTTTGGAAAATAATTTCTAATTTTAGCCTTATGGTGGAAAAATAGGCGCAAAGCAAGAAAAATGGGCGCAATGGTGGAATAAAATAACTTTGTAGCTCAAAAGTGAGCCGTATTGATACGCATTTATACGAATAATGAGCTTTAAAAAGGATAAATAATGCAATTTAGTGACTTTAATAACCAGTTAAGTGTCACAATTTTTAAAATAATAGTGACAATGCAGAAGCATATTAAAGTTTATTTCAATCACTACGGCTTAGACGAACAATCGTTTATTGCCTGCGAAGTATGCAAAGCAAAAGCAGTGGACATCCATCACATTGTCTTTAGGTCTAAGTTCGGCAAGAAGACCAAAGACCAACAAGATGCAATCGAAAACCTAATCGCACTATGCAGGGAATGCCACAACAAAGCACACGACAATAAACTGACAAAAGAATGGCTATCGGAATTGCACACATTAAACCTTTAAGTGTCAACAAAGCGTGGCAAGGCAAAAGATTTAAGTCTCCAGAGTACAAAAGCTATGAAACGCAAATGCTTTTGACACTAAAGCCAATGCAACTGCCAGAGCCGCCATATCAAATTGACTTTGAGTTTGGATTCAGCAACAAAGCATCGGACATAGACAATCCCATGAAACCATTTTTGGATATATTGCAAAAAAAGTATAATTTTGACGATGCAAACGTCTATAAAATAGTGATAGTGAAGACAATAGTTGCCAAAGGAAACGAGTTTATAAAGTTCGAAATCAAATCACTAAGGTAAACGGCTGAATTTAAGTAAATTATATCATTGAAATTTCACAATACTTGTCATGAACATAAAAATAAGCGACAAAGAGTTTTTAGCAATACTGAGAGAGAACGCAGGACTATTTTCGAGGACTGCAAAAGCTATTGAAAAGCAATTTAAAATAGATTACACGAGGCAAGCGGTCAGAGAGAGAGCATTGAAATTCCCAGAGGAACTAATTGACATCCGAGAGCAAAACATTGATGTGGCCGAAGATGGTTTGTTTAGTCTTATGAAGTCAGATAATGACAACGTAAAGATGCGAGCAATTGAATTGTATTTGAAAACCATTGGCAAAGCCAGAGGATATGTCGAAAAGGTCGAGCAACAAATTACTGGGGGCATGGACAACACATTGGAAATAAAGATTGTTAAAACCGAGTTCCCGATAAGGTCAACAGAAAACGATGTTTGAAACAACTGAGTTATTTGAAGCCAATATAACGGCCGAAACTAAAATCATTATCAATCAAGGCGGGACATGGTCGGGCAAAACTTATTCTATTTTGCAGGCGCTTGCCTATTTTGCATTGACAGACCCAAACTCACTAATCACAATCGTTGGTCAGGATATTCCAAATCTTAAAGCGGGAGCGCTTAGAGACTTTCAAAACATCATTTCAGACAATCCAATTGTTGACGCTCAGATAAGCGACTATAATAAATCCGACAGAATATACAAATTTGTTAATGGCTCAATGATTGAGTTCAAGTCTTATGACAATTCGCAGGATGCTAAGTCTGGAAAGCGAGACTATTTGTTTTTAAACGAGGCCAATGGTATTGACAGACAGATTGCAAAGCAACTATTGCTTAGAACAAAGAAAAAAGCATTCATTGACTTTAATCCAGACGCTGAGTTCTGGGTGCATGAAGACTATTTGAATAATCCGACCGCAAAGTTTATTTATTCCGACCACAGAAACAATCCCTTTGTCCCGAATGAGAATAGAGCCGAAATAGAGGCGCTTAAAGACATCGACATTGAATTATGGAAAGTCTATGCAAGGGGAATTACTGGACGCATTGAGGGTCTTATCTATCGCAATTGGACGATTGGAAATGTATTCCCAGACGTTGACTATGTTTACGGCTTAGACTTTGGATACAACCATCCCACGACACTGGTCAAATGTGGATGGGACGAAAACAAATTCTATCTGGAAGAGGTCATCTATGAAAGCGGACTGACAACGGCTGACTTAATAGAAAAAATGCAGAAACTAAACATTGGCCAAAAAGAAATATTTGCAGATGCTGCAAGGCCAGATACAATCGAGGAACTTTATAGAGCGGGTTTTAACGTCTTTAGCGCAGATAAATCGGTCAAAGATGGAATAAACACGCTAAAGGCAAAGCCAATTGTTTTGGTTGACTCTCCAAATGGAGTCAAAGAGTTTAAAACCTATAAATGGAAAACAGATAAGAACGGCAAAGCAATTGACGAGCCAGTCAAGTTCAATGATGACTTTTGCGATGCTGCCAGATACGGCATATTTAATGGCACAAAATCCCACACAAAAAAAATATCATGGTTTTAGTTAACATCGACAAAGAATATCAATTCCCAACTCAGTTGGACGAAATCACATTGAGGCATTTTATCGACTTGCAAAACTTATTGCATGAGGAAAAATACAACGAAGCGGTCATGCTTATGTCTGGAATCAGTGAGGACATTTACGACAAAATAAGTTTAAACGGCAAATTGGAGTTAACTGGATTGGCTCAGATGTTAGTCAATGGCGAAATACTTATGGTTGGCGAGCGATTAGATTTATACGAAATTATGGCTTGTCCAATTGGACAATTCGAAGACTGGAAAGCAACCATTGCTGAATTTAAGGATTGCGAGTGGAAAGCATTGCCGTTTTTATGCTTGTTAGAAACTGGCGAATATAACTACGACACCAGAACAAATAAACGATATTTGGAATATCTAAACTTGCCCGCATCTGTTGCACTTTTTTACCAAAACAAAGTGAATGAGCAATTTGCAGATGTTCACAATAAATTCTTACCTTTGTTTGAAAGCGAATTAGAGGACATTCAATTGGATGCAGGAGTTCAAAGTCTTAATCAGTTTGGCGGTTATGGCACATTGGTGCAATTGGCAGACGGCGTTTATAAAGACATTGAGGCAGTGAGCAAAACAAGCGTTGCTGAGGCATACACTTTTTTAACTTACAAAAAGATTGAAAGAACCTATTTGCAGAACTTAGAAAAATTAAGACGTGAACAAATTAATCGAAATATTCAAGACTAAAGCCGAGCAGACTTACACGTTCGGCAATGGAACGTTTAATGAGTTGAACGCCCAGTCGAATATAAAATATCCGCTTGTCTGGATGCTATTCCCTTTGAGCGTAACTAATAACTCGACTAATAACATTATTGTGTCGCAGACTTATTCGTTTAACCTACAATTTATCACATCGGGGTCGCTTACAGATAAGCAATCAAAAATGAATAGCCATTTCGACCAATTAAATAAAATTATGGTTGGATATATTCAGTCAATGCAAATTGAGAACGAAGATTTGGAGAGGGATGCAATGACATTTGGCCAAGCAACAATGATTAATAAAAAGCAGGACAATGTTCACTATGGGTGGTCGGTTGCGGTATCGGTAACGTTGCCAATTGATTCAAGTTTGTG